AGTAAGTGTCCGTCACTGCGCCAGTCGCGCTCGAGAACTGCGCCGTCAGTCCGGTCGCAGCTGTGAACGTGATCTGGTCCGTCGGCGAGCCGAATCCGCTGGCCGAGTCGCTTTGAATCTTCACCGTGAGCGTGCCGCCCGCGATCGAGGTGACGTGCAGCGCGCCGAAGATCTTCTCGCTCGCGGCCACCGCCCCGAGCTGGACCGGTGCCGCGTTGCCGTTGCCGCTTGCGGTATTGTTGGCGAGCAGCGCACCGCGTACGAGCGGCCCGGCCGCTTCCATGTCGACAGTAAATGCGAGCAGCTCGCCTACCGCTGCACCTGGTGAATAGGTGGTCGACAGCGTCTGCGCGAGATAGGCATCGTCGCCTACAGCGCTGCCAGCTCCGGCGATCGTCACGACGGTCGAGCCGTTGCCGATCGAGTTGAAGATGGCCTCGTCTGTGCCGGCGGCCCAATAGCCTTCGTGCGACATCGTCGTCGTCTTGAGGCCGGCCGTATTCGTGCGCGTATCATCGCCGAAGGTCGTCTCATCGAGAGCGTCGACGCCATACTCAACGGCCACAGCATTCAGCTGCCCGCTGACGTCGTACTGGTCGACCCAGACTTTTGTGTTCGTCAGAACCTGTGATGCCATGTTATTCCTCGCTCTCGTCGTACCACACGCGGATATCGATGCTCACGCGATGCAGGCGCGTGTCATCCTCGTAAAAGTCGGTGTCGGCGTCGATGAATATCTGCTGGATCAATTTAGTGCCGAGCAGCGTTCTCTGCACAACGGCGTCGCTGTCGCGCTCGAGCACGACGTCGCTGTCACGCTCGAGAACGTCGTCGGCCTGAATGGCGACCGGCGTGAATCCGCGATACCGCTGCAGCACTTTGCGCACGGCGACGGCGAGCTCGCGAGCTCCGGCATAGGTCTGCGCATAAACGTCGAGCTGCCAGATCGACTCGACGGTTCCGGTGTCTTGGCCCATGACCGACGTGCGCGAGCTGTTGACCTGATTGTAGACCACGCAGGGGAAGGTGCCTCGCTGCGGCACGATGTTCGGATAGATCCGAGCTGCGACCAATCCTGAGACCGTCGCGTCGGCCTTTAGCAGATAGGCAAGCTGCCCGCCGATGCCACCGTAGACGCTCATCGGAATGCAGCCTCGACCATTTTCTTCACGCCATCGGTGAAATGGTTCTGGGCCTCGGTCTCGGAGTCTGCAGCTGCCTTGCGGATATAGGGCTGCGGCGGCTGCTTGCTCGTGCCACGCTCGACCATGCCGGTATAGTACGGCAGCGATACCACGCGCACGAGGACGCCTCGGTGGTCGATCTTTGCCTCTTTGACCAGCACGTCCTCAGAAAGCTTGAAGGGATATAGCTTGCCCTTGTGATTCTTTTTGCGATTCGAGCTGCGGCTCTCGCCGGAGTTGGGCGCACGGCGCTTGATATTGGCCTCGACAAGTTGGCCGGCTTCGTAGGCAGACTTCGCCAAGATGACGCCCGAGCGCTCTGCGCCGAGCTTGCGCAAGGCGCGCTCGAGCTCGGCCGTGTCGACCTCAAAGCGGAACGCCCTCATGGCACTGCGTCCGTCGAGGGCTGCGGCTCGAAGATGCGCGTCCGGCATAGGATCTCTTTCCTGCGGCCCGTCGGATCAGCGGCAAAGATGATGTCGTGAATCGTGCCAGTGACGACCTCTTTGATGCGCCAGCGCGGGTCGAAGGGCGAGCGATAGCGCAGCCGCCACTCTGTGTCGTAGCTGCTCACGCGCTGCTCGAAGCGCTCTGACTCGCTGCCGCTGCCGACCTTCTTGGTCGCATAGGTGCGCACGACCGTCGTCCAGGTCGGCACGGGATCGCCGAATGCGTCCTGTGTCTCGACCGGCTGCTCGAGGTCGATAAGCACGTTGAGAAGGCCAGCTCTCACAGCCAGCGGCTCCGGTACTGATCCATTAGCGCTCGCGCGCTCAGCGGGATCTGCTGCGGGATCGCGCCCGATAGCAGGAGCGGCTCGCGGTTCTCGAACCAGTTCGCAGCCAGCAGTAGGACTGCCTGCTTCAGGCTCGCCGGCACGTTAGCTGCTGCCGTGTAGCCGGCCACGAAGCGAATGCGCACGGCACCCGCCTCGCTCTTTATAACGGGCACCGTGATATCGCTGGCGAACTGCACGAAGCCGACCGGGTCCCCGGTTGTCACGCTGTACGAGCTGGCGCTCAGCGTCTGCTCAACGCCGTCGGCGTCGACGTACTTGATCGAGGTCACCGACTGCAGCGGCGGGTACGGCAGCTCGAGCACGCCCTGCCACCATTCGTCGAGCGTCAGCTCCCACGTCTGCGTCAGCAGCGCGGTGCCTGTATGCTGCTCGACATACTCACGCGCGACGTCTGCGACCGCGTCGGCATATGCCTTCTCAGTCGCATCCTCGACCAGTCGCAGATGACGATAGACCTCGCTCTGCGTTACCGGGTCGAGCACTGGCGCAGTGATGCGCGTGAGCGTGCGCCATTCGTGATTCACTTGGCCGCCTTGCGTCGCCGCGTCGGTTTACGCTGTGCCTTCTCTGCAGCCGGCTTAGCTGCAGCCTGCTCGACGACTGGCGCAGCTTTCGGCGGTGTCTCGAGCCACTCGGCCGCGTCGGCCATCACGAGCGCCTGGCCAAACTCGAGCTCGACGTCGTGCTCGCTGCCGGCGCTCATCACGCCAGCCGGACCGGCTGCGGTTTTCAGCATTCGAATCTTCACTTGACTCTCCTGTATCTGTACTCGATCTCCTCAGCCGTCGGCAGTTTCTCGCGCGGCGTGCGCGTCACTGTCGCGCGGCCATCCTCCCACGCGATCGAGATGTCTTCGCTGTCGAACCCATAAGGCTTCTCGCTCGCCGGTACGCAAGCATCGAGCAGCGTTGTCTCGACTGGGACCTCGACCTTCACGCCTCGCGCGTGCGCAATGCCGAGCAGATACTCGACAGAGCCTCGACCGCTCTCGGCCTTGTGCGCTGAGTCGCCGTAGCTGAAGTCGCAGCCGAACAGCTTGAGCGTGCCCGGCTTGTGATGCAGCGCCCAAGCGACCGCCCAGCTGACCGTGTTGTTGAAATAAGCTGTGCCCAGATCGTTGATGACGGCCTCGATCGGCATCTCTTGCGCGTGAGGATATTCCTCCCAAGCGCGCGAGGTGAGCCATGGCCTGTCGTATTCCTTCAGCCAGGCCATCGTGCCCACGAGCGGCGGGTTCTCTGCGAGCCTGCCCTCGGCCATCGCCTCGATGCGAGCCTCCTGTATTCTCAGGTCATCCATCGCGATCAGCAGGTCGTGATAGATCACGCCGCCCATCGCGTTGATCGCGATCACATAATCCGCGACCCGCTTCCTGCCGCCATGATGCGCGGCGAGGATCATGTAGCCTGCAGCCGATCGACCCATCGCGACGATGGCGATCGTCTTGCCCTCCAGGTCACCAACCTGCGGGAGTCCTTCTGTCATGGGGTTTGTCCTCGTGTTAGCTGGTCGCCAAGATGCCCACGCCCTCGAGAGCCGTGATGATGGCGTTGATCGCGGCAGCGTTATCAGCTGCGACGCCCGTCGGGTCGACGCTTGCAATGTTTGCCGCCTGTGAACCGGCCGCAGTGATGGTCGCGCCCGAGGCGATCTGAAGCTCGCCACCGACCACCCAAACCGCGCCGCCCTGCTGCTCGTAGTTGTCTGCGTTATAGCTCATGTTTGGTCTCAGTTAGATATGAGGTGAATGGCCGGGGCCTGACGCCGCGCGCAGCCCCCATGTACCGCGCTCCGTATGGTTGGACGCGGCCCCGGCACATTCAAATGGTTACGCCTTCTGCGTGCTCTGCGGCGCGTTGATGGGGTCGCCAAGCACTGCCATCACAGAATGCACACCGGTCGCAGTGCCGGCGACTGCGAGGTCGACCGTCACATAGCGATCGACGCCGATGTAGCCGATCTTTGCGATCTGCCCATCTGACGCGCCGCCGGAGATGGTAGCACCTGCCTCGGTTCCGATCAGATCCGCGTCGGCCACAGCCGACAGCGAACCCGTCGCCGAGCCGCTCTTGACCGTCGGGGTCAGAGAGAAGCCGGTCGTCGTCACCGCACCGTTGGCGATGAAGAAGGTCACCGAGTTAAAGCCCGCGCGGTCGATTACCGTGCCCGAAACCGCACCCGTTGCCGAGGGCGAAACCGGCGCGACGACCTTGACGGCCTTCACGTTGTTGTAGAGATCTGCAGCCATGGTTTAGTCTCCTTAGCCGAGCTTCACGCGAGCGAACGCTTCACCGAAGATCGGCATCCCGTCGACCGCATGGCGGCCCAAGAATCCGTCCTGACCGGTGGCAGCGTAGAGCTCGACGAGCCGCTGTACAGTGAGGTTGAGCGAGGTGGCGACCCAGTAGTACGAGAAGTCGCCCAAGATGCCGACATACTGGCCGGTCGTGAACGTGTTCGGAGCAAACTCGCTCATCACGACCGGGATGCCGAGCAGCTCGTCGCTGACCGCATCACGGATGCCAGGCGACCAGATATAGTCGCCGTTGCCGTCCTTGAGCTTGGCGATCTGCTTGACCGCGTCGCGATGGAACACCCAGCGAGCGTTCGGCAGATAGCCGGCCTTCAGGCTGTACTTGACCTCGAAGAGGTTGTCCGCGCCGATGGCCGTCGCTGAGTTGCCGGTCGAGACGTCGCGACCGGTGCCGATGCCGTCGTTCGAGGCAGTGAACACGCCGAGCGGCTGGCCTGCGCCGTTGCCCGTCATGAACGCCTTTTCCTCAGATACGCCGAACTTGTAGGCCATCTGGTCGCGGATGATCGTCTCGGGGTTGATGGCCGAGGCACGCAGCAGCTTGCGCGAGACCTTGATGAGCTTGGCCAAGTCATGCGGATGCAGCTCGCGCTTGCCGAAGCTGAGCGTCGAGTCCTCCGACACCGTGCCGATCTCGCTCGTCCACGACGCGTCGGCCATGTCGGCCTCGATCGTCGGGCGGCCAACGCTGTCGCCAGTCGTCAGCGTGTAGTTGGTGGCGAGCTGGCGAACGAACACCTGGTCGCGCACCTTCTCAAGCAGCGAGGCCACGAAGTCGGCCGGCACCATATAGCCGCCGGACGAATCCGGCGCAGCGGCCAGCGCGCGGGCCTCACCCGTGCGCAGGTACTCGCCGAACGCCTTGCGGTATTCGGGCGAGGCGATCTCCGGCCGAGCGCGCACAGCGCCCTCGATCAGCTGACGGGTCTCAGGCGAGAAGCCCTCGAGCAGCGCGTCGGCGCGATGCTCCGGCGCAGCCTTGACCTGACGCTCCTCGAGCTCCTCGAGCTGGGCGCTCTCGCGCTGCGTCTCTTCGAGACGCTC